CGAGAAAGTCGAAAGAATAATCGGCGAACCAGCGGAACAAGATTTCAACGATCCATCATTTGGTCAGTACGACGCTGTTGTAAAACAGGCCGTTCTTACAAGAACTCAGCGAGATGCCTACTACCACGAGCTCCTTCGTCTTAAAGATCTTGGTGTTGCTATTCCTGATTCTGAGCTTCTAGACGCTGTTCCAATGCAGAATAAAACAAAACTTAGAGAACTTCTTGAGAAGCAGGAGCAGGCAGCTCAACAGGAATCTCAGGTGATGCAGGAGCGAGAGGCTAGACAGGCCGCTCTTACGGAATCGGCAACTGAGTCCGAGACGGCTAGAAAAGAGGCAGAGGTTGCCCGCGCTAGGGCACAAACAGGGCTTCTTATCGAACGAATATCAAGGGCTGATGAGAATACCGCACAGGCGGGTCTTGACCGTGCCAAGGCTCTTACCGAGATAGAAAATCTTGAAGCTGACAACATTCTCAAGGTTCTTCAGTTTTTGAAAATTCTAGAGGAGCCAGCGGTTGGTTCCCGACAAACACAACAACCAATGGGAGTACAAAATGATGAACGTACAGAAAGCCCCCAAGGGGAACGGACGGGGAATGTTCTCAGCGAACAAGAACTCGAAGCCGGCACCTCGCAAGGGGTCGAGCCTTCCTAGCGGCGGAGAGTCTAAGGATTCTTCTAAAGCCCAAGGGATGGCAAGAGCGCAGGCTACCGCCGAAAACCTAAGAGGCGAGATGGCTTAATGACCTTGATAATTCCTAAAAATGTTGCAGACCAACAGGAAAAGGAAGGACTTCTTAATCACTTCAACCAGGAAATGGAAAAGGTGATTAACAAGAACAAGGACAAAGATAAATTTTGGATCCTTGGGAAGGTTAAGTTTTTGCCAGAACACGGCGGAGAGGTTGCAAGAACATTTTTAGATTCTTGCGACGAGAAGCCCCCCATTGTTAAAGGGTCTTTCGTTTACGAGGTGGACAATCGTAAGGGATCTAAAGAGCTTTTATGGACATGCGACAACGAAAGTTTACGCATTGTTCCAACGAAGAAAACTGTTCAGGTGTCGCCAACCTAAGGGCGTTTCAGCAACGCAGGCTGTAAATGTGCGAAACATAAAGGGAGTAAAATGACAACAGAAGAAAACCCTGTCTCCGAGGGAGAAGTACAACCAACGGAGACTGTTCCAGAGCAAGAAGTTGCCCAGGAACAGGAAGTACAAGAGGTACGAGAAGAAAGAACGGTTCCCCTGACGGCTCTGGAAGCAGAGCGTAGAAAAAGGCAGGAGGCTGAAGCTCAAGCGAGGATGTATGAACAGCATCTTCAAAAACAACAACAGCAGCAACAGTCGCCCGCCGAAGATGACGGTGAAGATATCCTTACCAAGGATGAGTACCGTCGACAGAGGGACCAGGACAGAAGGGTAACTCTTGAAGAGGCCTTCTATTCTTCTAATCCCGAGGCTGTACGACAGATAGAAGAGCATTTACCGGAATTAATGAAACAAAAGCCGTGGATTAAAGAGGCTGTTGAGAATGCTCCTAATCGTTGGCAAAGGGCTTGGGAACTTGTAGGCGATTTTACTCCTAAACCGGCACCGACTCCTCAGAAGAGCCAAGACGCTCGGCGTATTGTAGACAATGCGCAAAAACCAGGGAGTCCCGCCGTTGCAGGAAAAAGCGCTACAGCTTCGCGAGTCGATTACATGCGCAGCATTAGGAACTCATCGGAGTGGGATGAATACCGCTCTAAGGTGAGACGCGGAGAAGCATAGTGTCTTAAAAGTGAGACACTACTAAGCGTAATCTCAGCCGTCGTTTTATCTCGGGTAAACCCAAGGGGATTATAATGGCTGTGACAACAACCACACAAGTCGATTAACACATGGGTCGACGTAAAATGTCTCTAATTCGGGGAAACTCCGCTAAAGGACAATCCCGAGCCAAGCCGTAAAGGAAGGTGTAACGACTATGAAGTTTAAGAATAAATTAGAACTGAAGGGTGCAATTATAGGGATGCTTTTAGGAGACGCCTGTATACCTAAATTGGGTGTAAGAGGAAAGACTCACCGGCTGACCATGAAACAAAAGTCGGCTCATCGGGAGTACTTTCTCATGAAGAAGGATATTCTCGAGAACGTAACCTCTGTAAAGGTGTATTTGGGTGAGCAAAGTGAACGTTTTGGAAAGATTCTTTTCAGCGATCGACTTTCAACGCTAAGTAATCCTCTTTATTGCAGCCTAAGAGATCGTATGTATCACGACGGAAGGCGAACGGCTGACGAACACGTAATGGGGAGTTTAACCCCTCTCGGTCTTGCTCTTTGGTATCAGGATGATGGACACTATTCTTCCGGAAGCGGAAGCGGCGACATGATTCTTTGTACCGATGCCTATAGCAAAACAGAGTGTGAAATGATGGCGCGAGCACTACAAAAGAAGTTTGGTCTTCAGTGGCGCGTTTATCGACATTCTCGTAAGAATGGGGAAGGAGAAAAGAGTTTTTTCTACCGACTTCATTTACGAAAAAAGGATCATGAAAACTTTGTTTCCATTATCCAGCCATTCGTTGCCGATTGTATGAAGTATAAAATTCATCGCGAGGATGTGAGTATACAGGCCTTTCGTGGTACTAGAAAAGAGTCTTTGGTTTGCGCCGCGTGCGGCAACGAGTTTCAAAGATTCAAGTCTCTTAATGCTAAGTATTGCTCAAAAGAGTGCTTTCTTTCAGTTCATCAAGCTTCTAAACGGGACACAGCGCAAGCTGAAGAGATAGTCTACTCTGCATAGAGATATGCAGTGCTTACAGAAATGTAATGCAGTAATATAAAGCCGGAGGTTTCACAATATTTTGATAATATTCTGCTAGATCGTCGCAAACCGAACTTCATTCACATGATTGGAGCTCAGATGAGACGGTTACCGCAGAAGAATTCAGATACTGTGATCTTCAGACGATTCGATAACCTTTCTGACGCGCTAACTCCGCTTTCAGAAGGTGTAACACCTAATAGCGAACAGGTGTCTAAGTTTGATATTACTGCGGCAACGTCGCAATACGGTAGCAGTGAGCTCAAAGTAGCATAATTTGCCGTAATAAAACTTGAGGTAAACAACATGGGAAGCCTAAACTTATCACGCCACGGAAAGGTCATAAAGGAGTTTTTATGTGTGATGAGCAAGGTAACCAGAGGCAAGCGGTTCTAAATGCGTATGTTGCCGGAATTATGGACGGCGAGGGATCTTTTGTGATTGTTAAAATGAAGCCACGTAAGTGTAACAAGTGTAAAAACCCAACCTATTCTGGGGGGGTTTGTCTTGGAATGGTTGATAAGGAAGTTGTGGACTTTATTTCTAGCGCAATCGGATCCGGAAAAGTGTACGAAGAACGCGTTCCTGAAAGAAGAAGTATTTGGAGAGTTAGGGCGTATGGAAATAAATCGGTATTGCCGTTTCTCTATAAAGTAAGGCCGTATCTTATTGCGAAGAGAGAGCATTGCGATCACCTTATTTATTTTCTGGAAAATTGGAAAAATACGCGGGCAAGAGGCCTGGGAATACTTCCGAAGGAACTACAGTGGCGTGAGGAGGCGCATCAAAAGATGCGCAAGCTTAATGCTGTTGGAGCAGCCGCAACGACTAAACCCTTAGGCACCGGAGACGGTGAAGTGATAGTCTGAACTTATGGGAAACCATAAGAGGGAAGGTTGAAGTGCCGTCCCCGCCACGAGAGTGGTCAGTAGGTCATGAGGCCGAAAGTAACAGAACTGAAAGCAGTTGAACTTAGCGATAAAGTGATCATCACTGTGCAAGACGATACTTCAAACGAAGTAGCGGACATGCTTACACAGAATATGAACAGCACGATGGATAAAATTGTGCGAAATATGCTTGTGGCGACGGCGTCTCAAATAGCCGCGGCTAATGGTGTGAATGGAGGCGTTCCTACCGAAATCAACCAGACAGATATCGATCTTGCGATCGATTATCTCGAAGGAAATAACGCTGTTAAATTTACCCCTGTCATCGAAGGCAAGGATAAATTTGGAACAGCACCTACTTGGGCAAGTTACTGGGGCTTAATGAGTTCAGATCTAAGATCTGACGTTAAAGCTGTAGCAAGTTTCCTATCTAGGAACCAATACCCTGATCCAAAAGAAGCTCTTCAATCTGAGCTTGGGTCAACAGATGAGGTCAGATGGCTGATGTCTTCTGAGGCATATTCAACAGGTGGAACATATTCCAAC